ACCAATACGAACCTGAGCATATCTAGAGCCACCAAGGTCTAAATCTTTGACACCTGGACGAAGTTCCATAACTCCATCTTTATCGGTACCACCTTGCTCGTCATAACGAATATTAACACGTTTCCAATCAATATGTTGAATTGGTTTCAAACCTAATTTAGTTTTGCCATCTTCATCTTTATATAAATTAGGAGGAACAATTTCATGCTTGTGTGCACGAACAACATCAGGATTAGCCTCTTTGGTAAGAACTTTCATTTCTACCCAGTGGTCGTCATTAGTAGCATTCTTAACATATACTTTGTGCATATGATAACCTTCTGCTTCTAATTGTTGAACAGCACGTTTAAGAGTATTTTCCTTGATACCTAATTGTTGCGCAGAACCAAGACCTACGTCCAAATATGGATTCTCCTTGATAAGAGCTTTAAGGTCGCTCTTAATATTTTCCATTCTTGTAATATTGTTCTTAACTTGTTCATTAAGATACATACGAACAGATGACTCAGGAATACCAGTTCTACGAGATATCTCTGTTGGACCGTGTCCTTTTTCGCTTAGTTCGATTACCATAGAATGATTTCTAAGACGAATGGTTTGGTTGGCAATTGTATTTCTAGCACGAAATTCACTAGTAGTAAGTCCTAGTTTGGTAGCGATTTGAGTATCACTTAAACCAGTCTTACGATATTTGGCGACAGTATCGGACCACGATGTAGCCCTTTGATAAGAATTCTCACCAGAACCCCACGCATATCGTCCACTGTGTGGGATATTCCCTTGGTGAGGAGTACCTTTATGTAGGATAATATCCTCATAAGCTTCTTCTAAATTCATTGGGAATATGGTCCTTTCTATCTAGGTTTGTTTTCTAAAATCCCAGAAAATTCTTTTATTGTATGATAAACATCATAAACATCTTCTGCTTCTGGAATAAATGTTTCAATGTTTTCACCTTGATAAATACGAAGTTCAAAGTCCGTTTTCTCAGGCGCAACACCGTATTCCAAACAGAAATATGCAGCGTACACAAGCAATTGTTCCATTTTAGGTTTAGTAACGCCAGTCTTTAAATCATGTATCCGAAGAAATCCACGAGGATTATCTTTCTTTGGACCATCATATCTAATTGCATCGGCTGTACCAAATGCATAAGGAGAGTAATATAACAATACTTCACTATCCATATGATAACCAATTGCATCGTTAACAAAATTAGCAACTGCTGGATGAGTGTGGCCAGGCAATAATCTTATTCTATGTTGAATAGCATGACTAGCAAACTCATGAAGCTCAGTTCCACGTTGTTTAGCTTTTTCATTTTCAAAGCGCTCTACTAATTTCTCAGGAGTATATTTAAGCCAATGACATTGACTAGCACTAAGAAATGAATGTTTACCTTCGAATTCGGGATGTCTGTTCCATTTCATTGAGAACTTCCTCCTTATTCTCTGGATATATAGTGCGAGCCCATCCACCCATTGAATTATACTTGTCTAAGTAATATTCTTGATTTGGTCTGTATGGTGCGTTAGCACTACGCTTAACTTCTAAATGATAAGAATATGGACCGATGTCCACAGATAAATCTGGAATACCTTGAATGTGACCAGAATCATTTTTCTTAACAATAGCATCAGGCATTCGTTTGTGGATATCCTGAATTAAGGTTCGTTGAAAATCTCTTTCAAGTTTGGACATTCTTTATCAATCCAGTTCCTTTCATTAAATTTCTTTTTGCTACGAATTGAGCGTTCGATAGCATCATCGATGGAAGCCGGGGATTTAAGATAGAGATAAAATAAATCATTAAAGGAGGTATTGACCCTGTTAATTCGGCCTTCGGATTGTTCCATAACGCGATAGGAATAATTCAGTGAATAAAACAAAATCGTATCAGTAGTTATACAGTTCCATCCCTCGGCTCCGGCCGTGTACTGAACCAAATATACCCATTCATCGGTATCGGGTATAGGCTCATGTTTCTGACCGTTCCATTGATAGTATGCCCTATTTAATTCTTGACAAATCTCTTTGAGAATATCAAGTTCATAGGTATAGTTGTAAAAGACAATAATTCTATCACGAGTCATGATTTGTTGTTTAGCATTTGCTATTCGTCGTGGGCTTGTGTTAATTATCCTACGAAGAACTTGAGTAAATTCCGAAGCATTCATTATCGGAGTCTCAGTGAATGGATTAAACCTTGTATCAATAACTTGCTTATACAATTCTTTATCAAAAGCAGTATTAATATATTGTCTATGGGTTTTGGTTGTTCGAAAATCAGCCATAGGCACAGCTAAATGACGTCTCAACCGTTCTAGTCTGTCCACCTCATGATATCGTTTAATCTGAGGGAACTTAGAATATGGATTGTACTCGACGTGTCTATCTACAAATTCAGTTTTGTTTCTGTAGAAGTTGTTTGCTAAGAATATACACATCCAATCCATCCAAACATCTCCGGGTGTTGCTGTTAACATAATCCATTTATTTTTACGAGCAATCTTAATGAAAGATGTGCCCCATGAACCATATCCAATAGCTCGTTGCTCATCAAATAAAAAGAAAGCATCTTTAACATCTAGATACTTTGTAATATTATTCCACGAGTCAACTGTCCCTTCAATGCCGAGCATTTCTAGGTCATGATGCCACTCTTTGTCATTACGCTTCTTAGCAACTGTAATAATATAAAGTGGTAAATCACGATGGTTTTTCATATAATAAAATAGGCCGGTCAAGGATTTACCCGAACCGACCTTCCCGCACAATACAGAACCATTATGCAATCTATCAACCGCCCGCCGTTGATAGTCGTATAATTCAATTTTAGAATCCATATTTACGACGAAGTGGATTGTCCACTACACGAATATAAGCATTCTTCAAGTTAAGACGAGCATATTGTCCATCTGGACTTGGATCTCGTCGAGCGATAGTCATATCGCACAATGCAATTTCCATATCATCCAACATAGCCAATTGACTTTCGTCATTTAAAAATGCACGGTCAGTTGGTGCGATGTCTTCATCGATAGGAGTGTCGCCATTATCATAAATAATAGCAATGCTTGGCATACCGAATTGAGTGTATACACGAACCTTGAAGAAATAAGACGGTTCAAACATGTCTGGATTTTCTGCCATCTTCTCTGCCATCTCGTCTGAGATATTCTTAGGCTCATACAATTTAACGTTGACACCATATTGTTGTAGAAGTTCTACATCTTCTGGATTTACCTTAACGTTAAAATAACGGTCGCCTGCGCGATTGTATTTTTCTTGACGCCCACTGAAGTTGCGAGCGAATAAAAACTGAACATCCTCAAGGATGATTTGAGAATTTGAAATTTGTGAAATAGTTGTCATAGTATTGTCCTTTCTAAATGACTGAGTCTGACATTATTTTCAAAAAAGAAAAAGGGAGAACAAATCAGCAGAATTTTGTTCTTCCTCTCTATTATGTGCCATGTAAATCCTGCGAATCCCAAAATTAACCCGCGAGGAAATCCAATCACGCGGTCTCAGGTTTCTTAACTTTGAGAGTTCCGTGATTGATAGAAATTGATTGTGCGTTAGGATATTTGCCTTGAAGCTCAAGAGCATCTACATAGTCCTTAGGCATGTCGTCAACGATTTGAGTAATATCCCCAACCTTGATAATTTTCTTGAGTCCATCGACTGCAATCTTATCGTAGTAAGAGAAATCAACATCTTCATAATCAAATTCTGAAGTTTGTTTAAACAGATATCCTTTTGTTCCTGCAATAGATTTAAAGTTTTCGTTGTCTTCAGTCCACATACATTCTTTACCAGACTTGGAAGCATAAATAGAACCGACCTTACCAACGAATTCATCACCAAGATAAATATGACCTTTCGATTGTTTGGTGATAAAGAAATCTCTATCGACCAATTCTTCTTTGGTCCATACTCGTTTCAACAAATACGTATTTGCATACTCTGCACCAGTTGGTGACCACTCATCATCTTCAAGCTGAGCAATATAAACAGCATTGTTAATAAGCGCCATACGTTTATACGTGTGCTCATGTTCAAATTTGTAATTATATTTCTCTTGTTTACCAAAGTCCATAACGAATTGAATAATCTTATCATCCGCATCTGGAATTTTAACCGAGTCCGTCTTAATATGACAAACTTTATATCCTTGCTCTTCAACAGCAAATTTCAAGTCGACCATAAATAGAGCGCCACGTTTCGCAACAATGTTGTCAATATTGTCTGGGTGTTTGAACTTGTTGTCAAATTTAGCAGAGGTCATTCCGTATACTGAGTTGATTACAATCTTCAAGGCAGTTACCAAAGGTTTGTGATATTCTGGATTATCCAAGAACGGAGCCAATACTCCATCAAACATTTGTTTAACTTCGTCAATCTTATTATGTTTGAGTAAGACACGAACTTTAAGTAAGTCAGCATATCTTTGTGTGTATGGACCGAAGTAGTTCATATTCACCAGAGAGTTCGGGTGCATAGACTCTACGTCAAGCAGAGCGATATTTTTGTACACTCCCGGTTCTGCATACACAAATCCACCTTCACCCGTTTCAAAGCCACGGTAATATGACTTACCGAACTCATATTTGTAGCCAGGGAAGATTGTGTCAAGTTTAACATAATTAAATTTGTCTTGTGGTTTAGGGTCATCGCCAAAGATAAATTTAGCAGTGAGCTGATTGTTTGTCGCATTCATCGAACCTTTTGAAATGGTTGCTAGGATTTCGCGCGCAACATAGTCAGCATATATAGCGTCAAATAATTTCTCTGTTGCATCGACGTCATTGACACAGTAGTCAACAACGACAGGAACTAATTCGTCAGGAACAGGTTGGTCCCAAGGGATTTCCATTTCCACGTGTTTAATTCCTAAGTCAACTTCCCAACGCTTGAGTGATTGTTTCTTCTGAGAGTACTCATAAATATCGGTGTAGCTTAATTCGTAAGCTGCCGCATACATTCCACTCTTCGCATTTTTTTCGTTGACAATTCTGTATGACTGACGGAACAATTCTAAATTGTCACATCCGAGCAGTCGTGCATAGAGAATATGATTATCGTATCTTCGGTTGTTGAAACCAACTAGAGGAAATGATAGTAAGTATTCGATTTGGTCTGGAGTTGGATTAACCCATTTCACAAATTCGTCTTCACCATATTTCTTCCACACGACAACAAATAGATTTGGATACACCTCAATATCGAAGAACACTAATTCTTCTTTTGGATATATCTTTGTGAAGTTTGTCAGCTTAGCTTCAGTTGCTCCATCGTCATCACGAATAGATGACCATGGGATTTTCTGAAATACAGCCAAACAATAATCACGGTTGTTAGTTGAACGCAGGGCTCTTAAAAATACATCATGCTTCAAATCAGTCAAGTCATATTCTAGACCCATGTCATATGCTTTCTGAATTTGGTCAGCAATCCAATCGATTGTTGGTTTTGTATTTGGGTGACTTGGTTTCTCACCCTCAATAAGACCCAACTGTCGTTTAACAAATTTACGGAGTGTCTTCTCCGTGTATGTTATTTCTTTTACCTCTTCGTACATCTTAGCCTTTCTCTCTTTCAGCGGCAAGCCCGATGAAATATGAGATGGTTGAAGATTATTTGAACCTTTATCAATTCGTCTCAGAGAGGCATTGCCTTTATACACTTTGATTTCAATATGCTCATCAACCAAATTATCAAGTTCGTTCACATTACCATCATAGATATAATGCAAATGAATACCTTGACCTGATTTGGAAACCTCAGCATAAGTTGGAGGGAATTTGGAAGCAGCCTCAATATTTAAATCGAGATTCTTATTTCCATCCTCATCTTTCAAATCGAAATCAATCACAATATGATTCAACGGAACTTTAACCCAGTGTAGTTTTTCCGTATGAATATCTTTTAAAGTTGTACGTACATCTTCCCATTTCATCATGGGATTTCCATTTCTTTGCGCTAGCTGTGCGGGATAATCTGCAGCAAGTCTATTAAATACTCTATTGTTGTAGTCGAATTTAAGCCAGTTATCTGGAACAATCATTTCATCGGGATTAGTTGTGCTGACAAGTCCTTCAGGAAATGCAACGTTCCATCTAAATCCTTTGAAATAATTCTTAACACGAGTACCATCTATAGCACTATCTTTGACCATGGTATCAAAATAACGCAGGGCTTCTCGTTTGATAACAGCTTTATAACCATCCGTTTTCCAACCCATTTCTTCCAAATATTCTTTATACAGTTCTCCGAGTTGTCGAAGACTAATTCCATCCTGCATATAAATTGCATTAGAACGAATAAAGTCGAAGATATGGTCTGTTTGTTCAGCCATCTCAATATCGAAGTATTCATCAAAATAATCAAACCCTAATTCCTCAAAACGATTAATCGCCATCTGAGCAATATAAGGTAACTCAAATTTTATTTGAGACATCAATTGATTATATTTCGTATGACTAACTTTCTGTCCGCTAGGATTTACAACAACGGCTCGTCGAGTAATACCGGAGTCAACATTACGAACTTTATAACGTTGGTTTGATGCTGTAATTAACAATCCATTAAAAACGACAGAATAAGGTTCCTTAAATTTCTTATTGACCTGAATAATTTCATGACTCGTCAATTTCAATAACGGGGTATCGTTATGAATATGACTGATATCGGTATCCTCATCGATTAACAATGGCACCTCTTGAACTTGTCCTGTTGCAAACTGGTCATTGCTTGTGAGTAGTTTCAAGTCAATAGGAGCACAGTAATCTTGGAATAACATTTTAAATATCTTTAGGACAGTTCCTTTACCACTACCTTTCGAACCATACAAATACATGAATTTTTCAATCTTGTACATATTGTTCGTTAATAACGCACCCATAAACCACAATATCTTGTCGAGTTCTTGTGGCATATATAAAGTGCCAACTAATTCTTGAAATGCTGGCGCTTCACCTTCAGTTGGTGTATAATTTAATTGAGTAGTAGCATAGTCGTGTCTCTTCATCTTGTGGTCAGAGAACAATATCTTTTGGTTGAAAGATATATCGCCAGACTCACAAGCCTTACAGAAATCTTGAAATAACCTGAACTTACCAACCGATGCTCTTCGAATTTCTTTTACATCAATTCGTAACCCAGGTCTACCATCTTCCAGTTCTTTAGCTCTACGCCAAAGTAAAGTGTCAATATCGTAAAATAAGTTCTTCTGTTGGGTATCCCAATAAGAACCATTCCAATACGCATAGAATTTGGAGCCTTTAACAACTAAATCCTTAGTATCTCCAAAAATAAAGTCTGGAGATACCTCATAATCTACCGTTCGGTTGTTTGATGTGAACTTTTTGATAGATACGTCTAAAAAATCCACTAATATACCTCCATTTCTACCATCACCCTTTTCTACCCCATTTTGGCCCTATCTCCCATTGTATATATATACAAGTTCATTTTCAACTCATCCCAGTATACAATAGGAAAAGGGGCCGTTTTTGGGGTAAAAATAGGGGATTTTTAAAAAATCTACACCCTTTTTTCTAATTTTCACATCAATATTATAGGTCACCAAGAAATCCCCCAAATTTCCTCAGATTTTTTGGGGGATAGTTTTTAACCAAAATTAGCCATTTTTAGACCAATTTTCCTACAATATCAATGCAAATTCCTACAGTCCCTCCAAGTTTTCTGCCGATTTTCTCAACAAAATACCCTTCAAAACCATAGAAATATACCTATTTAGAACGTTTAATCCATCGTAATTCCACCCGATTTACCAAAGAATTATCCGTTTGATAGCTGTTTGCGACCTGTGCAAGGTACTCAAAACCATCAATTTTTACCCGGACAATCTCCCCATATAAGGTAGATAATATAGGATTACGAGATAATACAAGCTTCCAGCCAGTTATAATCCCGTCCACATCTTTAATATACTTTGCGTCAAACGCGTCTAGCACTACTGGCGAATTTGTATTTTTCTTCATAATTATTACTTAGTGTCCTTTTCTTTTGGAGGTTCTTGTTTCTTAAGAGGCTCGGTTGTAATATAACCATCAGGAGCAACTTTGAACGAAGGCTCTTTGTCAAGTTTACCATCTGGAAGAAGTTTATACCAACCGTCATTGTATCGAATAAATTGGTCCGACTTCATATCACCATCTTTAGGGTCGAGGTAATACCAGTTATCATAATATGATACCCAACCGGTCTTCATAGCTCCATCCTTGTCGAAGTAGAACCATTTACCACCGATTTTCTTCCAACCAAGGGCCATATATCCCTTTTCATCAAAGTGATACCACTTGCCGTCGGAATGTTTCAACCAGCGGTCAGTGTAGCAATATCCATCCTTGTCGAAGTAGAACCATGATTTATTTTCTGCAACGTATTCGAAGCGGTTTGTTGGATATGACCCGTTTTGACGAACATACCACCAACCGGTGTTATTTTTCTTCCAACCTGGTTCAACTGGCTGCGCTGTGCCAGCTCCTGTATAACGATATACGTAGTAATATGGCTTACCAGCATATACCCAACGTTCGTCGTGGTCATTTACTGAGATACCGTTGTATGCCCAGTTACAGTGGATGATATTATCG